TACCAAATACAGCAAACCCTGCTGGATGAACAGCCTTCTTTAATTTAGTAAGATAACTTTCAACCCCATATCCTGTAGATAATTCATAGGAAAATTGTTGATAGTAATAAGAATCTTGAATACGATTTAAATCCTCGCCGATAAGACTTTCAATGTCTTCACCATAAGTCTTATTGGTTTCCACAGTAGTTGCAATCGATGCTGTACCTCTAGCGATGTTTCGTCTTAGAATTTTTCCTGTTGCACCCGATTCATCAGTGATGCTTGTTGGAGTTGGGTTGATACCTGTAGCTCCATCAAAAAAGTCAATATAATTTTCATGAACAATATTATCATCAATACCAGTACTAGACGAATCAATTCCATCAAGAACCAACAAATCTGTTCCAGAAGCAGTATCTATATCATGCAACAATTTTCCTTCTGCATCAGTTCCATCAGCATCAGTACCATCAAGTATGATAATATTATTATCACCAGTTTCTTCATTTAATATAACACCATCTTCATTTGTGTAATATTGGTCTGTACCATTGAAGATAATGTTGCTGTCTGATTCATCAATGCTAAAATTGGTTACTATATAATCACCATGTCCGCTAAGAACAATGGGGTTCAATGCTTCGCCTGGAATATTAAGATTTCCTTCAAGTAACATTTTCTCTAATTGATGACCAGGCTGGGTAGAAGCACTTCCAATACTTTCAGCTGTTTCTATCAAAATAGAATCACCAGCAGCATTTTCTGCAAGCCAAGATCCATGACCTTGTGGCACTCCATCCTCAAGGGAAATGCCCCAAGTTCCAGCAAAAGTATCAGTTTCCAATCGCATTGGTGGATTATACATTTCATCAGGTTGTTCATAAACAATAGCACTACCTGCTGTTTCGCCAGTACCATCTTCCAAAACAAAATAAGCATCGCTTGTAGCTGTAGCATTTAAAACAATTCTTTCACCGGACTGTTCATCAACTATTTTTTCATCACTATCTTCAGTTCGATTGAGTTTAATTTCAGAAAATTTAACGTCAGCAGAAAGTCTTAAACCATCTTCTAAAGTTATTCCTTCATTATCACCAGTTTCTAATGGGATTCTTACAACATCTTTAATTGTTGTAGTTAAAATTTGTGTGTCTGTATCATATGATACAATTTCACCAACATGAGGAGAAACAAGGGCATTACCTAAAGCAAAAGTTCCTGACACATCTTTCAGAGTAAAGTTTGCTCTAAATTCCATGAAAGGAACAGAACTATAATTAAATCCTTCATTTGTAATTACAACATCACCAGCAGAACCGATATCATTAGTTTCTGCAATAAGCTTTGCGCCGGTGCCATCGACGGTATTAACAGATGCAACAGCAACAGTGGGAATAGTTAAAAATCCACCACCGGCATCTTTCATATGTAATTTTTGAATTGAACCTATATCAGTATCAGATAAATTAGCAAGAGTTTCTTCTTCCAATACCCAACGATCATCAACAGTACCATAGGTATCTGGACTAGCTTGAAATATTGACCATTCCATATCTATCTTCTGGCCAGCATTAGTTGATGATCCATCAGTACCATCTAAAATAAGATTTTCGCCAGGGTCGCCTGTAGTGTTGATTTCAAGTTCAATCTCAAAAAATTCAAGATGTTTTATTGTGCCTGTTTCTAAAAGAATAAAATCTTCTTCATCGATACGTCTAGCATTATCGTCTGTATAATATTTGCTAGTGCCATCCAATGCAATAGATCCATCGATGATAGAAACAAATCCTTCAGGGGACTTTGTATTTGAGTCTGTAGTTGTAAAGGTTAATACGTCACCAACTTTGTAACCAGTTCCAGCATCATCAACCCCAACACTCAACACCTTTCCCGCAGAAATATTATCTATCCTAGCTTCTGCAAGACCATTACCAATATTAGTATTTGTATCAAAAACAATTGGATCACCAACCTTGTACAATGCACTTCTATCTGTAACAACAGCTTCACTTACTATATTTTTCACTGTAAATGACATAACAAAATCTTGCACCGTAGATGTTGCAGATACAGTTTCTCCATGAACAAAATTATAAGTGCTATCTAACGAATCAGGATTAAGTTCAAACTCCACTATCAAAGTATTACCTTCAACAAACTCAACAGCAGAAGCAATGACAGCAGTAGCACCAGAAGTGCCGCCGGTTAATGTGGTTCCAACAACTTCAGAAGCAACAGCATTGGCTCCAGGCGTAACTCTCATAAGTGTTTGACTTGCCCAATTACCATCAGATGGTTTCATCATAAATTTTGCTGGATATGTAACTTCAGGGTCTTCGCCAAGAAGTAACCGCATGAAAATCTTATGTCCTTCAGAGGTTCCTTTGGCTCGATACAACTCACGAATATTTTTTAGAAGCCTTCTCTTATTAGCACCGTCTGTTAATGTGAGAGGAATGGCATTCATAAACTCATCACGGAAATTATCAAGGAAGTCATAAAGGGTGTTATCAATGTCAGCGTAGTCTAACAACTGTTGAATTGTCTGGATGGGGTTGGCACGATATCTGTCTACCGTTCCACTACCTGATATGGCTCCTGTTACAGTTTCACCAGTGACAAACTTTTGTTGTGAGGTGATAAAAAGTCTTGGGGTGTTTGCATTACCCAGATCATCCACAAGAACTGTTGCTGTCGCCTTTGAGGTTCCGCCAGTGATTGTATCTCCCACTACGAACTTACCAGAAGTACCAGCACCATCTTCCAAAACAATTTTGTTACCATCAACATCTAATGCATAAGAAGTAGTCTCTAAGTTCAAAAGAAGTTTGTCGATAGTTACTGTAACCACAAGCTCACCAGCTTCAAGATACTCATAATAGTGTTTCAGGAATTTAGAAAATACTGGATGGTCTGATTGTATAAAATCAGGCAGTTGGCCATCAATAAGCGGACTTATTTTGGTGTGTAATTTTCCTGACGGTGGTTTACTAATAACAGTCATTTTACTTTATCCAAGTGGAACCTGTGAAGGCCTAGCAACATATGAAGTACCAGCATTACTATCGCCCACAGCAACAGTATCCACTTCACCTGTTATAGTAAGGTTTGTGAAATCAATTTCCAAAACTTGATTTCGTTTTGGAATGATATCGTTAGAATCTGGAATTGCGATTATACGAATTTGAGAAGAAGATACACCATCAACATCACCTACTGTTGTAAAAGTAGTTCCATTTAATGTGACAGTTCCATTTTCATAATCCACCACACCAGCAGTCAAATCTTGATAAATTCTTTCACCCGCACTAAGATAGTACATTCTCAAAGCGCCCTCGCCATCATCGTCAAAGAACATTTCATTTGTAGCATCACCACTAATTTTAAATCCTGATGAAGAAATTATTCCACCCAAAGTTTTAGCATGTTCCTCAGAATATGCGTAATCTATGCGGTGACGCTTTGGATTATAAAAAGTATTATCAAAATTAATAGTGTATGTTGCATTCGAAGCTAAAGTGGGGGTAAATTTCTTAGCCAACTTAATCGTTGTAATGTTACTAGTAATCGATGTATCAGCATCATCAATCAAACCAGTTACCTTTGAATGTCTGTACATTCCTTCGAACTGTTCAAGTTCATTATCGTTAAAAGTTTGAAGTGTGTTTGTAACATTAGTTTTTAAGGTATCAACATCTTTGGTTGTTGCACTTGAATTAAATTTAAATACTGAATTCAAAATTAAATAAGTTACTGCTGGGTCAACAATCACCGGCGTAGTTGATGCAACAGTGTATGGTGCAAGATTTTTAATAAGTTGTGTTTTTTCACTTGTTGTTAAATCAAGTCCTGTGGTTGATTTAATGGAAATGAAAACCTTACCATATTCTGGTGTAGACACAACACCAAGGCTTGTATCATATGAACCACTCTCTCCACCGAACACCTGTACCGCTTGAGTATTTGGATAATATTTTCTTGTAAACACCTTATAGTCTTCAGCAGTAACACACCTACCTTGAGAAGCATAATCAAGAGGAGCATTATATTTTATTGATGCAATCGATTCTGCTTCTGAACCAGAATTAGATGATGTAACTGTTGCAACTGCTACATCAGTTACCGTAGCAATTGCAGCTGCATTTGCAAACACAGTTGCGCCGTTTGCTTCCGCTTTGTTACTAACAACATATGTAAGGATAACAATATTACCATCTGATAAAGCCTTACCAACAACCCCATCTCCAAAGTATACTTCAAACTTACCTGCTTCAACTTCTTGAATAAAATAGACCGCACTTGTAGCTGAAACTTGGGTTATATCTGTTGCTTCAGTATATGTTGTAGTAGTAGAATCAGATGCCGAAGTTTGAACCTTAACTGTCAATGTAGTTCTGTCTGCTCTATTGTCGGTGAGAAGAAATCGTTGGTCAACGTCAGACGAGTCAACTGTATATCTTGTTGAAACAAAAGTACCTTCATAAATTTTAACATTCAATAAAGGAATGATATTACCAATAGTAGATGCTGTAACATCTTCAGCAGTTACAAATTGAAAATCTGTTCCATCAACACTAGTAGTAAAAACAGTACCGGCATCCATTGTTGCAGAGGTTAATGAAGTCGTGTTTAAATTCACATCAATCGTGGCTACTGAAGCACGAGCAGAATTAGGAACATAACCCAAAGTCTTAGCATGAGAAACTACACTGGAACGCAATGACGCACTATCCAAAAACATTTCGTTTGCAAGCATGTTAGCATTGAAACCAAGATAGTGCGTGTTATAAGCAAGAACATCCAACAGAGCGCTCATCCCAGAACCCTCAAAATCATAGTCCTTGAATGTTGACTGTCCCTTTAGGAAAATTTTTAAATTGTCTTTTACATCATCAAAATCAAATTCTGTCACCGTCAATCTTTTTTTGTTTACTGCCATTATCGTAATCTCTCTAGAAATACTGTTAAGTCTACAAGTTCTGTTGGGGTGTTAACGACAAAGAATGATATTGTACATTCATATTCATTACGATCTAAATTTGGCCAGGCAGTAACATCAATCAGCCTTGCCCGTGGTTCAAAATTTACAATAACATCTTCTATTTTTCTTGTTAAAACATGAGCTGTTAGTGGAGTCATTGGTTCAAACAACATATCCCTCACACCAGAACCGATTTCAGGATGAAAGGGTTTTTCATAATGATTGGTTAGCACAAGATTACGAACAGAGCGTTTGACAGCTTGAATATCTGTTACCATATTGATATCAGATGATGTATCTTTTTTCCCAAAGAAAAGGTCCAAGTCTGTATACTGTCTTGTATTACGATCAATATCATTTTGACCTTGTGCATCTTTGTGTGCTGTAGGTGTTGCCATTATAGACTCCTGTTTTTATTATTTATAAGAATCCGCAATATGAATTTCAGAAATCACCGCTTCAATGTTGTCATGCCAATAATTTAAA